TAGGATATGCCATTAGTTACTCCAAAATAAGTTATTTGCCTTTACCAAACGAGATCGTCGTTCTCTTTTCATTAAAGAGCGGCATACGCTCGTCGTTTAGCTTCATAAAGTTGTTGTCTACAGACTGAAGTTGAGCCTTTGCTTGCGTGGCGTAATAATTATCACGCTGCTGCATTAGTTCAGCCGGAGCCTTACAGAGCAACAACCCACCGATTTCGATGTTCCCCTTAAAGCGGGAGTTTGGATCGGCTTGCATCATCAGCTTGGGTTGGTCTTCGGCCTTCACAGGCTCCCAACCTTCCCGAAATTTTGCAGACGTATTAGAAGGATCAGGTTGACCCATAATACTAGTCCGGATCCAGCGAAATACCCAACCATCCTGCGGCTCCGGTTCAGGGAGCGTTTGGGGCGGGGTCCACGCCATTTTGCGTTGTGCGGATTCTCGATTTTCGAGTTCGCGTGCAAGTCTATTCTCAGCCATTTTAGTTAGCCTCCAGTTTGAAAAGTTCACGTGCGTACTGCTCGTTGCTCAGTCCCAGTTTCTTGGCGATAGCAACTTGAGTCGGTGTCAGGCGGACCTGACGCGGCGCGGTTCCTCGCGTTACCGGAGCCACTACATTGGCTGGTTTTGTGCGAGCAGGCTTTTCGTCCTGTCTCGTTTGAGTCGGCTTCTCCTCGGCTACATCTTCGTTGAAGTAGTCAGGAAAACGCTTCCTCATGGTCGCGTTAACTCGGTCGTAGTAATCATCGCTTCGCGGATCTACCCCAGACCGGACCAATTTTTCGTGCAGTCCCAGCGCGAGGGCGGTCATCTCCTCGTCAGTGCCAAACCAAGTATTCTTCTCGCGCCATGCCTCGGCTTTTGGGTCCGAAACAGCTTGAGGTACCGGCGGCACCGGGTACTGTTGAGTCGGTTGTACTCTTACCTCTTCAGTTTGTAAAGAGGGCTTAAAATTCTCATACTGCTTAATACGCAGTTTAGCTTCCGTCAAAGCCTCCTGTGCGTCGGTTATCTTTTCAGCATCCCCGGCCTCATAGGCCTGCTTCAGGCGGTCTTTGGCGACATTGAGGTCATTGTTAGCGGCCTTGGTAACTTCTTGGAAGTAAGCTTTTTCACCATTGCCAAGACGCTGTTTTAGCTGTTTAATCTCCTGTTCGCGGGCCATTGCGAACCGAAGGGCCTCTTCCTTCTCGCGGAACGCACGTTCCTTTTCACGGCGCTCGTCGTGCCAGACTTTCTTCATCTGGGAAAGGCGCTTCTTAACCTTGTCGGAATACTCCTCAAGATCGTCCTTTTCTAGCTCAGCCACCATCTCTTTGGGCAGCGGCTTACGGCCTCGATCTTCTATGGGGGTGTCATCGACAAGTTCGACCTTTAGGTCGTCATCGGCCTGTGCCGGTTCAGCGGCAGCAGCCTTTTCCTGTTCGATCTCGTCAGGAAACTTAAATTCAGTTTGTTCAACAGCCATGGTTTACTCCTTTATGCGCGGCGAATGCCACGGGGGTCTTGCACGACAGCCTCTACGGTGTCGTCGTTGATGATGCGAAATTCCCTGCCATGGATGACCACGCGGGTACCGGAATAGGGGCGAGTCAGGACAAAATCTCCTTCCTTGCACCATGGGCCAGTTGGAAAGCGCTCTTTATCGGCATAACACTGCTCACCCAGCTTCACAACAAACAGCACGACTGTGGTCAGCTCCTCAGTTCGTCTTGTGTCGTCTGCTTTGATAATGCCGCTATCGAACTCTTCCTCTACATGCGGGACTGCACATAGGATTCGGTAGCCCTTGGGCTCCGGCAGGAGTTTGGCTTTTGCAGCCTCTTCCTGTGTCTTCTCAATGTTGATACTACTCACTCTTCCTCCATACGTTTTGCAAGGTCTTTGATATGGTTGCGTGCGAGGTCAAGACCTTGTAACGCCCCGCACAGGCGTTTGTATTCACCCTCATCCAGTTTTCCCTGAGTTAGGGTTTCAACAATTAAATTGCGCTCATCCTTGAGTTTTGTCTCAAGGTACTCCAAAGCGTTTGAATAACTCATTACTCACCTGTCGGTTGCGGCTTGTTAGCCTGTGTGCGCCGTGCATCGGCGTCGTCCCGCGCTTTACCAATATCAAGACCGAGGCGAACTCCTTCGATCTGTTGCTTGGCTGACAACGCGGCCTTGTCCTTCTGGATGTCAACACCGAGGCGTGCGGCCTCAAGCTGCTGCTGGCCAGAAATCTCTGCTTTGCGAAGCTCCAACTCGTCGGCCTTGGCAGCGGCGTCCATGATGTCTTTCTGGGCTTTGCGCTGCTGGTCGGCCATGCGGATCTGCGCATCCATCTGCAACTGCTGGGCTTTGACTTGTGCCTGCATCTGCTTGATCTGCAGGTCCATCATCTGCATCTGGACGAGTGGATCCTGTTGTTGCTGGGCGGCTTGCTGCATCTGTGCCTCGGCCTGATCCTTCTGTAGGAGCCGTGCTGCTGCGGCTGCAGCCAACTGCGACAACTGCACTTCAAACTCAGGCGGCAAGTCGTACTCGTCTTGATCGGTCTGCGGCAGTGGGGGCAGGGCCGCGCCAAGCTGCTTCTCAATCTCACGACGGTACTGGAACGCCACGTGCTCCATGATGTGAGCCTGAAGCGACTGCGTGATCTGCTGCGCCATCGGGTTCTGCCCAATCTGCTGAGCAATCTTCGGATCTTGCCCAAGGGCCATGTGGATCTGAATGTGCGCTTCGTGGTCCTGATACATGAAGGCTTTGAGCGGCTTACCCGTCATGGCATCCATGTTCTCGGTGATGGGGTCACGCGGTTTCTGATCATCCGGAGCCGGAACAATCTTCTCAGCGTTCTTGACGCCAAGGGTCTCGATCATCTGCCGGTGGAGATAGGGTAGGTCGTAGAGTTGCGGAGCGGTTTGGCTTAATTGGAGGACAGCCTGATACTGCACAACCTTCTGCGACATCGTTGCCGCATTCGGATCACTGACTGGGATAACATCTACATCGTCATAGTCCGACTTCTTCGTTTTACGAGATCCAACTTCCGGCTCGTAGCTGTACTCCTCTGGCGTATTGTCTCGGATGATTCCGGCAAGCAGTTTGAACTCCTGCTTCATCGCGTAGTACACACGAGCCTGCACGGCGGTCATGACTTTGAGAACACGCTCCAACACGGCAAGCGTGGTACCAACCGGAGCCTGCGAAGACATGTCCGAGATCTTGAGATCCGACACCGCAGCAAAGCGACGACCTTCCTCGACGATCCGATCCATCAACATGGAAAGGGTCTGGCTCGGCTCCTTGTACGGGAGCGGCAGGATGTTGTCGCGAATCGCGCCAGACGGAATATCTACGTCTCGGAATTCGCCGGGGGCAATGGGGGTGTCGTCTCCTTTGATACGGAGACCGCGTGATTTGAGACCACCCGGAAGATTGCTAAGAGTTCCTGCGTCAACAAGTTGGCGTAGGAGGGAGGTAGCCGCTTTAGAGTGACCGCCGATAAGGTGTATAAGTCCAAAATAATAGAAGCCAAAGCCGGGGATATATCCGTAATGGACAAAGTGCTGGCGCTTTTGTTTAAGTTCGTCATCTTCTCGCCAATTGCGACGAATCGCCAAAATAGTTCCAGTCCCCTTCTCAATCGTCACTACGTAAGGTAGAGCGATCCCCGTTTCGTTATTGTCTTTATCGACATCCGGATAACCCGGCAAATCGATGTTGACGTGCATTTCAAGCAGTTGGAACCGATCATCCATAGACGCTGAGAAGCCCTGATCCTCTGCCTTCTGCTTCTCTACTTCGTCCATCGTGCGAACCGGGTCGCCTAAGTCGATGTCACGGTAAAAGCCTGCGTATTGCAGTTTGATAAGTTCGTTCTTCGTCTTACGCATCCGGTGCGTAACACGCTCTGCCGTCTCAAGATTTGCCGCGCCGTACGGCACAACAATATCTTCAGCCGGTATATAAACCGCTGTCTGTCGCCCAAGGCTCGGATCAAAGTACACCTTTTTAAAGGCGTTACCCGCGAGGGCCATGCTGAGCAGCATCCGCTCATGCTCGGGGCGATATTCCTTCATCACCTCTGTCAGTTGGTAGTTCATGTCATCCGCAACGCGGATCGAGGCGTTTTTCTTCTCCGGGGTTTCCTTGCCTATAATCTTGGTCTTGACCGGACCCATCGCAGGGAAGGTCTCCATGATCGTCTCAGACTGGAACTTGACCGCGCTCTCCATCAAGAGCGGGTGAAACACACCACACGCACCCGGCCACGGCTCGGTTCGCTCTTCGTAGCGGATACCGAGGATTTTCAAACCTTTGACATACGTATCCAGCCAGTCCTTGCGGCTTGAAAGGTCTTGTTCGTACTGCCCCAAAAGTTCAGAGGCTAGGCTCTGCAACTCATTCTCACCCATAAAGTCTGCGAGGTTGGCATCAAAATCTTCGGCACGAGGCTCTTCCTTAGAAAGCTCGATCATCATGCCGTCTACACCAATGCGGACCTCTTCGGGGTCCACGATTTCAATTTGGATTGGCTCAGGGGGAGCAAGGGCATCAAGACCTAACGGAGCCTGCATTAAGCTTTTGTCAACAGCCATTTAAATCTCCTAGTAGTACGATTCCCGTCTGTGGCTCTTGAACCATTTCGTCGGCTCAGGCTCGTCAGTTGGGAGGCGGATGAACCCACCTTGTCTAAATCTCATCAACGCCAAAGTCGTGGCGTCCACTAAGTCATCGTGGGAGCCACTTGGAAAATCATTACATTCTTCAACAACTTCCCACGCCCAGCGGTGCTGAGTACACCACACAATCCCTGAAGAAAACAGGTCCACCACCGCGTTGACCCGGCTGATCTTGTCCTGCCCTTTACCGGGCGTGAACTCACTGATGGGCACACCCATCCGCCTCATTTCTTGATACAACGCTGCACCGTTGGACTTCTTTTCCACAATGAACGAGTCCGGGTTCCACTCTTTGTACTGCTCTAGCACCAATGCCTTGAGTTCAGGGAACTCCATGCGAACCTTGATCGAGTTGAGCAAGATGATGTTATAGTTCTTAGTTTCCTCGTTGAAAAACACGCCCCACGTCATCAGAGCGTTGAAGTCAGACCGATTAGTCTTCTCTTGAGCGGCGTCAAGGCTCATAATAATGTGTTCAGAAGGTGGCGGGACTTCAGATTCCCAGACCTGCCACCACTCTCGCTTGATCAGTGCACCCTCTTCTGAGGTCGGATCCTGCATATACTGGGCCTGCCAGTACCGCACATCCATCGAAGCTCGCTTAGCCAGCAGTTCTTCTATCGTCCAGAAGTCAGGCCAAAGCGGTTTATCGTTTAAAATGGCCGGGAACTCTACAACCTCCCACTGGTCTGAGTCTTCCTCGCGGGTCATGTGATCAATAATCTTTCCAGTCAGGTCCATCTTGGACCAACGGGTCATGACCACAATAATCGCGCCACCCGGCATCAATCGTTGGACGGGGCCTGACTGAAACCACTCCCATGCGGGGTCGAAAACATCGACTCGGCCTTGTTTGGCCTCCTGCTCAGAGTGAGGATCATCAATAATGAACAGATCAGCACCGCGACCGGCCAAAGCACCGCCAACACCAATAGCAAAATACTCGCCATTGAAGTTAGTACCCCAGCGAGAAGCAGACTTACTATCAGCTTGAAGTTCCACTTGGGGAAAAATGTCACGGTAGGGGTCACTCCCAACAAGGTTACGCACGCGCCGACCGAAATTTACCGCAAGATCGGCGGTATGTGAGGCCATAATGACCTTTTTATGCGGAAATTTGCCTAAAAACCACGCCGGAGCGAGGTAACTGATCATCTCTGACTTGCCATGGCGAGGCGCAATGTTGACGATGACCCGCTTCTTTTTACCTTCGGTAATTTCTTCAAAAATTCTAGCCAAATGTCTGTGGTGCGGCCCTACTTTGTAGCCCGGATAGACGTGGCTGATGAAGTCTAAGAAAGATTCTTTCGCCCTTTCTTGCGTCAGTTGACGCTCATATTCCTGCAAAAGCCTTAACGTCTCACGTTTTTGCTTCTCTTTCATGCCCGGTAGCGCCAGTTTCAGCGCAGCCAGCTTCTCAGGTGTTAGGCGGGGCATCGTTCTCGCCTATTTCTTCCGGTAATTCCTCGGCTTCCTCGACAACTTCCTCGTTTACTTCACCCTCTTCAGCCACCACGTCGTATTCCACGCCGTCCAAAATCCGCAAAAGCTCTCGCTCAACCTCTTCAATCGGCTTTATCACGTGCGTGACTTCGCTTCGCTTCTTAAATGCGTCTACGCCGTCTACTTCGCCAATCTTGGTTAAAATTTGTGTGCGCAGTTTGGCATCGTCGGACTGGGCAAATTCCTTCATCAGGTTATTCAAAACAAATAGTTTCAATTCGGAGAGGTCGTCCACGATCATGTGGTTCGACTCCGCCACGAGCCCAGCCAGAAACGCGACGGTTTCGTTCGGATACTTAGCCAAATCCTGCTTCTTTCTAGGATGCTTGGTCATTTCGACGGCAAGCTCTTGTGCGGACGCGCAATCCTCTTCGTTGGGCACAATGGGTTGCTGCGATAAATCCGATATCAACTTGATCGTCCTCGCCCGCATATCCAGTTCTTCTTTAAAAGGCAGGGTGGGCATGGCCTCAGCCATGCTGGCCGGAAGGGCAATGTTCTCTTCGATGTCCGGAACAAGCGGCTGCATTGTTGCGAAATATATACGAATTCGCAGCATGGTACCAAATGTGATGCCGGGGGGTGTTCTATATGAAGGGGGTGGGGTCGGCCTAGCCGAAATTTGGAAAAAGTGTTGGTTGTTTATGAGAATCCAAGCGGGGCGGGGCGAGCGCGGAGTCTCAACCTGTAGCGGGCTGGTCGGGTAGGGGTGGGGTCCGGGTTAGACCGATTCCGGAAAGGGTCGCGCCACGCCGGGAAAACGAAACGGGACCAGACCCGACCGCGTGGACCCCGCCGACCGGGACAACCTAGCCGCGCCTATCTGTTTCTAACCCCACTGGACCGCGCCACGTTAGACCAGACCGCGCCATGCTCGACCAGACCCAACGCGGAGAGGCCGCGCCCGAACGTAGCAGAGCCTAGTCAAAAAAGCGTAGCGAAAAAACAACGCGTTTTCAGGCCCGGAACAAGGTAAAGCCATGTTTTTACTAGGTTTTTTCGGCGCTGTGTCGGGCTTGTGTCGAAAGTAAATTCTACGCGGGACAAGTAAGTATCTGAAAAAACTAAGAAAAACCGCGCTTGTGTCACTGTGTCAGGAAAAACGAGGGGGGCGCGGCGGAACGTGGCAAGAATCGAGAGGGAGAGAGGCAGGGGCGCGGCGTGTTAAAAATCCTCTCAAAATTTTGCCGGACACTCTTTTTTCCATTTCGCCCTTTTTTCACTCTTTTTTATCTTTACTTATTACTAACTAATTATAATAAAATCAATCACTTAGCCACTCGACCCCCCCTCGTTTCGCCGTGTCATATATAAAGTTACACGGGACAACGCTTGACACAAGCGTCGCGCAAGTACTTGATTTTCCTGATCTTTTCTTGTGTCAGACTTTTTGACCCCCTGACACAGCCGGGACAAGACCCCGCCGAACTGGACCGGGCGAAATTATTTTCGCGGGAAGTGTTGACGAGATAAATAAAGGTATGTTTATAATTGACGCACAAGCGGGAATGACCCCGCCTTAACCGGAGAGACGAAATGAAACTAGTAGGAGTCGGTCTAGCAATTGGTGGCCTAGGGTTTGTCGCGTTGGGTCTTTTCTCGATTGTGTTCGGTAACCTTCAATCGGGAATGATGGGGATAATTTTTGTCATGTGGGGTTCCGCCAATCTCTACTACGCCGCCCATGCCCTCAAAACCCGGAGCGCGTAACCATGAAACGCAAAACCTCACGCCGCCGGAACCCATCCCACATGGTCCGCAACATTCTCGCGGGGTCGGTCATCCTTTTCGGCGTATTCGCCATTGGGGTCGGTCTCGCATCCCTTCGCATGATCGGCCTCTAATCCAAACCACACCACACGGAGAAAACCACAATGCAAACGATTAAAACCAAGTACCACGGCCCGACCAATTCCAAAGGTTCACGGTTCAGCGCCGAATGCGAGGCCGGGCGTATCTATGTGACGAAAAATTACGCATTAGAACCCGAAGAAAATCACAAGGCTGCCGCACAAGCGTTGCTCGCTAAGTTGGGATGGCCCGGCGAGTATGCCGGGGGATGCTTCGGGGACTGCTACTACTGGTCACCCGTTGTTCGTGGCAACGCATGGTCTACCGTCATCACGGCGGATCCTGCGGAGTCTGACGCAGCCTAAACCTAAAAGGTCGAAACCGGGGGAAACCCCGGTCTAGCCGTAACGCGGCTATTGATAAGACCAAACCAAACGGAGAAAGCGTATGCAAAACGAAACAATCGAAGCGGATAAGCGGGTCAGGCTCTACGATAACGGGGGGCGCTCGATAGACCGTTACACCGCCGTGTATATGGACTATCCGGAGCATCTTGCGGGGTCATTCGCGGCCCGTGCCATGGATGCGGACCCATTTAACCCGGCGGGGTTTGGGCAATACGCGGTCGCCGTGCCGGGGCGACACTTGGGGCGGCGTATAACGTGGGATGACCTGCCCCCACCGTGCCGGGAATTGGTGCGACGCGACCTTGAAGCGGGCGAATAACTAGGTTCTCCGTGGACTTGGGGCGGGACTGCCACCGCCCCCCTTTTTCGGCCTCATTTTTCCCGGTTTTGCGGTGCCGGAGAGATTTTTTCCCGGTGCGAACGGGTCCGGGGGTCGGTTTGATCGGGTGCGAACGGGTCTATGAAAAAGTTGGGTGCGGTCGCGTTGTGAATTTATTTTAGGTTGAGGGCTTGACAGGGTGCGAACGCGCCGCTAGTGTCGGAGATATTGTAAAGAAACTTTAAC